CAAAGGTGCGGAGGTGGCGCGAAGAGGGGCGGCTTTCAATACCGCCGGTCACGACTGAAACCAGAATGTTATCCGCCTCTTCAACCTGACCGGGCAGTCGCACAGGATCCGGCTGACGTGAGACGCCTTGATATAAAGTCTTGATAGACTGCTCGACCAGTTTACCCATGAGTTACCTCCCAGATAGTGGGTGATTGCGGTATGTGGCGTAGAAGACGTGGGCGCTGTTTCGGAGGATGTTGTTGTCCTCACTCTCAGCCTCTGCGTCCATTAACGCCGCGTATGCTTCCTGTTCCTGTCGAACAGCAAAGCCATCGAGTGCGGCAGAGCCCATTGCGGACTCTTGGAACTTACGTGCCGCACGCATCGCAATATAGTTTTGTAGTTCAAATGTGAGTGCATCAAATTCAATCTCAATGATTGCATCGACGACCACATCTTTACTGATTTTGTATGAGTAGTTTGCTACATCAAACAGCTTCCGTTTACCGGACTGTTTGCGAATAACTACGTTGATAGACTCGTCACGCCCTACAGTGTCAACACGTAGATATTGACGGGGAACAACAATCTCACCATCCTTGTTTCGGCTCATCACAATTGAGCGCTCAAGGTTTTGGTGCCATCCTTTGGACAGAACTTCTTTAATTGTCCCGTCTAATTTTGACTCAGCAGACTCAGCGTCAGGGAGACCAGAGGTCAGGGAGGACACCGGTGTTTCGCCAATAGCATTGAGAACAATGTTGACTGCATCTAGTTTTGTAAGCATCTCTGATACCTCAAAAAAAAGGGCCACCCCCGCGTAAGCAGGAGTAGCCCTTGGTTGTTTCTCGAATGAGAATTAGGCGGTGGCAAATTCCACAGCCATTTCCGGACGCATGGTGCCGTGTCCGACGAACATCTTGGAGACCATGAAGTCTTCCAAGCGGCGAACGTCGCGCTCGGTTTCCATACTGATGTCCAACAGCTTGACCGTAGCCACAGCTTGAGGACACCACATCACACCAGCGGTCGTGCTGTAGTCACCACGGTACTTAGAGTACACGTCGGTGGCGGCAGACTCGTCCGAGCCGGGGATGTTGCGAGATTTAACCACGGTTACACCGTCGATAACAATGCTCTCTGCGCGCTTGTTGATACCACCACCAATATCGGTAGATTGGAAATCGCGGTTCAAGATCATGTAGTTACCGTCGGCGTCTTTGGCGAACTTAATCGCATCAAAGACTTCAGCCTTAACAGCCAAGTAACGAGGCATATCTTCGGGGACATCCTTGTTATATAGCTTGATGTTGGCGTCGCGGATCGCGTCGATCCAGTCCTTGCCGTTGTACACACCACCGGTAGCGGCGAGTGCACTGTCGATCACACGCTCACCACCGGGGAACGGTGCAGAGCCAGTGTCGCGGGCGGCTTTAATGATTTGACGGAAGACGTTCTTGTCGAACACTTTAGCCAAGGCGCGGCCCATCTCGCTAGAGATGATCGAGCGCATATCGAAGTGAGACAGAATGCGATCCAAGTCAGCAATGGCGTAATGCGACACAAGAATGTCGTCCACGTTGATCGTGGTTTCGCCAGTGGTGAAGTCATTACCAAGCAACTCAGTGCCGGGATTATGATATTCTGCGGATGCCTTCCACGTTTTTGGGAACCTGTAAGATTTAGCTCCACCGTTCAGGCTTTTAACTGTGTGCTTGTCAAGAGTGACGGTAGCATTGTCAAAGGCGGTCAGAACCTCACCACCGAATACGTCCAAATAGAGTGAACGAACATCGGTAGGGCTAGATTGACCAGCGCCAAAGCGAACGGGGGAAGAAGCGGTGCCAGTAGCCATCGCAAGTTCTCCATTTAAAAAGGAAGTTGAAAAGGTGAAATGTTTCGCCTTCGCACGTTTCCCAATCAGATTGTCCACCGTAGCGGGTCAGTTGGTAATCGGTATTTCGGCATGGAGATATCGGTCAGTTCCGGCCAAGGAACATCAGAAATCACCACAAGCGCGTCGCTTGAGGGCTAGTCATTAGATACGCTGTAAGCCTCTAGGGCAGAACCCCGCCTCAATTGCAAAAAAAAGGGGGACATTTAGTCCCCCCAATGCAACTTCATTACTGATCAAGATCCCATGTTGCTGATTGCATCCTCTGCATGACTTGCTTTCGGAACGCAGGATCTTTGGTGTAGCGTACATCTGCCATGTCTGATTTCATCTCAGACTTGGAACGGTAGCCGAAGCCAGAGCCGTTAATAGACTGGTCACCACCCATCAAACGCGGTTCGCCGTAGGCAGAGTCACGTCGGACACGTAGAGCGTCCATAGCAACGCGCCACTCGCTCGAGGCAAGTAGGTTGTTGTACTGAGTGACTTCACCTTCAGTTAGGTTTTCTGCCGCCCACTGTGACAACCCATTCCACTCTGCCTCACCACCAATGTGGCGCAAGGCCTCATCGCGGGTAGAGTTTACGCGGTAGTTGTAGTTGTCAACGTAGACGTCCACCAACTCACGGCTCAAGCCTTGTTTGGCGAGAGCGGCGTAAGCATCTTCTGAGAGTTGCCCGGTGGTGTTGAGTTGTTGTTGGAGTTGGTTGGCATCCAAACCAGCACGTGAGACAACATCAGTAACTTCATCTCGCGACGCGTTACGTACGTTCTCTACTTGCTCTTCGGTTAACTGCTCCTGCTTCTTGCCGTTAAGGCGATACTCCAGTTCCTTGGCGTGGTTCTGCCAGTTGTACTCGCCTGTCTTGGCGTCGTAGAACTTTTCGTAACCGCCTTCAGGTAGTTCAGGAACGGGGACCTCGTCGGGTTGATCCGCAGTAGGTGCTATTTGGTCTTGGTTCGAAAACAGACCTGCCATCTCTTCGTTGTACTCATCGGAGCCGGGTACGACTGATGCTTCTGCCATATGATTTCCTTATTGCTGTGGAGCCGCTTGCGCTTGTTGCGCGACCATGTCCGCCGCCGCACCGCCCGCGTTAGACGCGAACTGTTGGGCACCGGCCATCATGGCCTGTTGTTGGGCTTGCTGTTGTTGGATCTGTTGAACTTCTTGCTCAGAGCGAACTGCGTCAGGTAGGTTCAAGCCATAGAAGGCTTTGCCTAACAGCGCGTCAAACTTCACATAGGTGAGAACTTCTGGGGGCATACCAGTAATGAACTGGAGTGCTGTCTGTACTCGGCTAATGTCTTGCTCACGACCCAAGGTCTCGAGGCCCGTGAGGATCACAGGTTCGATCAGGCCTTCCGGCCAATCAGGCAACATCTTCAACCGCTTCATCTGGAGTACCAGGCGCTTCAGTCGTGCTTGTTGCATCTCTTGGTTAAGTTGTGAGTAGACGCCACCCAAAGTACCTTCGAGTTCTTCTGTCATGCGGCGGACCTCAAAGGCCGTCGTACGCTCAGAGTCTCGAACAGTAGATGCACCCATCAAGAATGCTTGGGACACTTCACGGGTCTGCCGTTCCAGTTCAGCGGCGCATAGTTGCATACCGTTATTGTTCTGGAATTGAAGCATGACCACGTCTTCAGGGTTGCCAACAATGATGTCACCGTTGTCAGCCTTTGCGAAGCGTCGGCGTAGGTTGATACCACCAGCCGCGTTAGGTCGGATCATAGTGACGTTACGTGATGCCATAGCGGCACCGTCGATCAATGACTTCGAAAGTGCATCGATAGCGCGGAGGTCGGGGAGGTGTTCCTCGACCTTACCACGACCGTAATCCTCACCAATAACAGACGTGTATCGTAGGGCGTTGTAGGGGAGTACTTCATACTCGCCTTGTGAGCCCGATACGACCTTACTGTTGATCTCTTGGTAGACCTTAAAGACACCCTTCTTATCCAGTTTGATGTGGGTGTAGAGGGGGACGCGAGTCTGAGAGAAGTCGTCAGTTGCGATCATTGCCCGCGCCTCTTCAGGTAGGGCTTCAGGGGAAAGGTATTCCTCTGTGATGATCTCTTTAAGTGCGCCGGACATATCGCGACTTACGCAATACTGGTCCAGCCTGAAGATCCGAATTGAATTGTCCGGTTGCATAAACTCAAGACAATTACCAGTGACAAGTAGGTACTGGAGGGCGAGGTTAGTGGAACGTCGCCACTGCTTTCGCTCAATCTCGGATTGAATTAGTTTTTCGGAAAGTACGAGACCTTGTTCGATGTCATTACTTACCGCCATTTCCCCTGACATGATCCGTGCCTCGGGAGGAACGTCTAGTTTGAAACTAGGCTTTCCCGGTGGATACATGGCTACCATTAGACGCGACGCCAGACTTACTGCGGCACGCGCGCCTAAACCTTGATAAGGCTCCGGAAGGACAGCAAACTCGTTGTGTCCCTCCGGAGGCATCAGTGCGGGAATAGTCAAAGCGGCACAGTCTCTGGCACGTCTCAGATAGGGGTCGCGTTTCCGCTTCATCATCTCGTAACGAGACTTGGCCGTCTCTGCCATTATGTTCCCCTTACTGGTTAGTGTTAACGCCGGTTCCTACCGACTTGCCGCCACCAGTGCCCAACTCAATTCGGAGTTGACCACGAGTACTCTTACCCATGTTCTTACGGCGACTTGCTTCGGTGTAAGCCGAAGAGTCTGGCAAGGCTGACGCGCTTGCGCTAGGTGCCGTAGGTGCTGGAGGAGGTGGTGGTGCGGGTGGTGGTGGTGCCGGGGGTGCTGAAGAGCCTCCACACATAATTAAACCCTCTTTCTAAAGATATAGGCTCGGTGTCCGAAACCTAATTTTTCAAATAATCGCGCGGTGCGATCAACCTGAATGCCTGTGGAAACGCCTATCTGTATGTCTTTACATCCGACACTACGCGCCCATTGTTCATAGGCCTTGATAAGACGTGGTGCGGCGGTGCCTCCACGGCGCTCTGGATCAACGTACAGTATTAAATCTGCGGCCACCTTGTCGTTACCGAAGAAGTGTTCAAACGCCATACCAGCGAATACGCCGATTACTGCGCCATCTTCTTCTGCCACAAAGAGACAGTAGTTGTCCGGTTGCGCTACTTTGCGATCCCAAAGTTGTCGAGCCTTGTTGATGTCGAAGTCGTAATGACTGAACCAAGACTCGTGATGCATATCTTT